CAACAGATACAAACAGTATGCTTAGTGCTATTTTTGACACTACGGTAAACAACATTCAACAACAACAAAAGCAAGATTCTTTAAACTATTCTATTTTTGAGTTAAGAAAAGCACTCAAAGAAATATCAGACGAACTTGATATTTTAGTTAAAAGAATAGAAACAATTAAGGAGGTATCATGATAGATAACCCACCACTACCAGATTCACTAAAAAGTCATCAGCATATAGCTATTGGCGATACTATGTATTTTCCAGGTATGGATAATGCATATTATCATCAATCACCAGGCGTGTCTTCATCTACCTTAAGGAGGTTTAGACAATCGCAGTTACATGCTATGCAAGAGGTGGTAGAGCCGACACCTGCTATGCAGTTCGGTTCTGCTGCCCACTCTCTAATAGTAGAGGGCGAGAACGCATTTAATAACGAGGTCGCAGTTATATCTGGATCTCCATACACAAATGCAAACAAACAACTAAAACGTGATTACGAAGATAGAGGTATGTTAGTAATCACACAAGACAAAAGGGACACTTTGTTTCGCATGAAAGATAATCTTATTGAAGAAGCAAGAAAGTTCCTTAACGTTGATCAGGGCGAGTATCCTGGAGTTTTTACCAAGCCATACGAAAACTCCTTGTACTGGTGGGAGCAAGATGTACTCCTCAAGCTAAGGTCTGATGTTATCAGACACCCAGTAGTGCAACCGTATTCAGATGAATCTATTGTAGTTATTGATTACAAGACTACAAGTGATTGCTCCGTATCTGGATTTACTCGCTCTATCAGACGTTATCAATATGATTTACAGGCCGCTTTTTATAGAAGAGGTTATCAAAAAGCTGGTTTCAAAGTAGAAGATTTCTTATTTGTTGCACAAGAAACCAAAGCTCCATTTGCAACCAAAATATTCAAAATGCATGATGAAGATATGGACAGGGGATGGGATCAACTAGAGAAAACGCTTGGAGATTATAAATCAGTTAGGGACGGGGAAAGACCTACTATTTATAATACTCCAAGCATAGTTGAAGTTATGCTGGGATACGAGTTTGAGTAAAGGCAATAAGCAAAGACCAGGAAACTACGACAAGTGGAGTGAGGGCTGGGATAGAATATTTAAGAAAAAAAAAGAAAGGGACATCACTAAACTTAAAAACGTATGGGAAGAGAAGTTTAATAAAAAGGAGAAACAAAATGAAACTTAAATTTGAAAGCGGTAAAAACACTAAATTAGTAAGCTTTAAGGTAGATCCGCAAACAAGCAAAAACTTAAATGCTATCAGAAATACTTACTCTAAAGAATCAAAAAGAAGAGTAACAACTGGTGAAATTGTAAAACAACTTATCAACTTACATCATAAAGAATTATTTGATAATGATAGTTGGGTGCAAATGCAAGAAAATATGTTGGAGAAACAATATGAAAGAAACAGATAACGTAAATGACCCAGTAAATCACCCTATACATTATCGAACAGGGTCTGTTGAATGTATAGACGCAATAGAGTCAGCTTTAACCTTTGAGCAGTTTTATGGGTATTGTAAAGCAGCAGCTATTAAATATATCTGGAGAGCTGATCACAAAGATGCGAACATCCAGGATCTTGATAAGGCTATATGGTATTTAACCAGGGCTCGTAACAAACTAGAAGAAAGATGATGGACATGAGTTTTTATGCTGTTGTTGGTATATTGTTACTTATGATATACGCACTTATAGAAAATAAATAATGGAATTTGATAACATAAAATATTTATACGGTTGCTTAGATAATGAAAGATCTAAGCTTAACCATTTGATAACAGCGGCAGTAAGTTCAAAACAGGACGTAGATAATCCTATAATAAAACAACAAGAAGAAGTAATTAAAACTTTAGTTCAAAAGATAAAAAGGATAGAACAACAAAATGGGAACATTTGAAGATATACATAAATGCGTTATCTGTAAAGGTGATATAGAAATCAAAAGAACCGTTGATGGCGTAGCTTATTGGAATAGAGGTCATAATGCTTGGCCAGTAGCACAAGGTAATTGTTGCTACAAATGTGAAGAGAATAAGGTATTACCCAGGCGGAAACTCAAAGCTTTATTTAATGATTAAAAAAGGGGCTTAACGCCCCTTAGTTTTATCCCAGATCGGGTGGAACTGCCGCAGGGGGTGGCGACATACCACCAGTATCAGCAGGTAAATAGCGTAATACTTTGTTTTTACTACCAGTCCTCTCATTACCCTCGTTATCAGTCCAGTTATTCTCAACTTCTTTAACAGTAAGCATGAGCTCCTTTCCAATATAGTCTTGAGCAGAACTTGGTGGTTGTTTAACAAAACCTACAGCTTTACTAAGTCTAGTAAATATATCTGTAGATATTTGTTTGATTTCTTCCCTAGGATCCCACAAGTTAAACCACTCGTTATGATCCCTATAATTACCCTCAGCTATCTGAAAGGTCATCTTTAAAGTCCAATTACCGTTTTGAGATTTGTATTTCTCAGCTTGGATAATTCTTGCAGCATGATCACCAGACGGAGCCACACCAGGCCCCGCAGGTTTATCTTCTACCTCTACATAAGTTATGTCATCAAAATCAGACATTTCCAATCTCCTTCACATTATCTGTGTTATTTGCTACGGCTGTAAAACCTAGCTTTTCTATTAATGCAGTAAGATTTGGAACTTCAAAAGCTTCTAACTTACCACTCCTATCCTTAGCAACGTAGCCTTGTCCAACCCTGGTTTGTAACCATCTGGCTTGTACTGCGTTACCCTCCGCATCTGTATCATCTATAACTCTAAGAGCTAAGACTTCATCAAAGAAATAAGTAATAGACTGACCAAGCTTTGTGCCAACCATTTTTGGTTCGTGCATAAAGACTCCATCACTATTTACCTTTTCCTCTTTACAAATAAACATGACATGCATATTCAAATCACGAAAAGCACGCATCACATTTGTTACAGACTCCTGAACTTCCCCGTAAGCCTTACGAGGATCTTTGTGTCTAGCTTTCTCCTGTTGCAATAACAGTTCGCTGATTTCAGAAATAGAATCCAGACAAACCGTATCGTATTGAAGTTGGCCAGTTTTAAGCAACTCATGAAGTTGCATAAGCTCTGATGCTTCTTTTACTTCTATAGCATCTACGTTTGTAGCGTCTTTGATAGAAAGCAATCCAGCCTCAGCACTAATTACCAACACCCTACCTGGTGCTGTTTTTGCAAGAGAAGTTTTACCTGCTCCAGCCATTCCATACACAAGAACTTTAGCTCCTTGGTTCTGGACTAGCTTTTCTGGTGAAACAATCCTGCTCGATAAATCATTATTCATAATATGGTTCCTCCGTAAATAAATAATAAGTTTGCTTATTATATACTAAGAAGATACAATGTGTAAAATATTATTTTTGCAAACTGTAAGGAGGTTAAATGGAAAATGCAATTGAAGACTTTGTTTGGATTGCTAACTATTATCATAGAGTAAATTCAATATCCAGGCAAGAGTTAAGGAGATTAGAGAATATGGGTATAGAGCCAAAGTATAAAGATAGAAAGGTAGAACCAATTACTTTGTCAAAATACATACAGTTTTTAGGCAAAGAAAAAGCAGCAAAAGATTGGGATGTATCAGAACATACAGTTGAAGCCTGGAGATATGGACACAGGCAACCATCAATCAGACAAGCTAAAAAGATCATTAAACTTACAGAGGGGAGACTAAACTTTGAGGGTATATATGGCAACATAGCAGATCTACTTGTAGAGGATTAGCTATGTTTGACTTTAATCTGTCTGAGGAAGAGGCAGCGTTAGATATTGCCTTGGCATATTATGATGAGGGTTATAACGTTGTCCCGTTACAAAGATCTAATAAAAAACCACCTCCATTTTTAAAAGGCTGGGAACAATACAAAAACGAAAGGCCTTGTCGTAGCACCGTTGAAGAATGGTTTACTGATCGTGATAATTTAGTTGTAGCATTAGTTTGCGGTAAGTTTATTGTCGTAGATGCAGATTCTCCAGAAGCTATGACTTGGGTTGAAGAAAATTTACCAACTTGTCCTTACAAAGTGAGAACTGGTAAAGGCATGCATTACTATTATAATAATCCAGAAAACTACACTACATTTGCAACAAGAAGAACAAATGATACGCCTGTTGAAAGGCTGATAGATTTAAGGGGTGTTGGTGGACTCATAATTGCTCCATTCAACCGTCATGCGAACGGTCAGATGTATAAGCCAATACCCCTACCTGGTTGGGATATATTTGATCACAAAGATTTACCAGACTTTACACCCAAAGAATTTGAAAAGATTACTGGTGTTCCAAAACAAGATAGCGTGCAAAAGACCGCACCATTTTCTTTAACTGGTGTAAATGAGGGATCACGTAACGATAATGCAGCACGTATAGCAGGTTATTTAATATCTAAAAACGTGAATTTAGATTTTGTAAAAATATTCTTACACAACTGGAACAAAGAAAACTCTCCACCATTACCACAAGAAGAAGTATATTCCGTAGTTGATAATGTTAAAAAGACACACGATAGAAAAAACCAGCTTGCACCTTTGTTTGTGCAAACCAAAGAAGACATAAGACCGCCAGAAGATTTATTTAATCCGCCAGGGTTATTAAAAGATATGTTTGATTATTGTGAGGAGATAGCACAAGTGTCGCAACCAGAATTATCTCTTGTAGCCGCACTATCCTTAGCTAGTGTTACTTGTGGCAGGATATTTAAAACAAACATGAATAACTTTTCTAGCATGTATTTCATGTGTATTGCCAAGTCAGGACAAGGAAAGGAGAACATAAAAACCTTTGTTGAAGCAGTTTTAAACGCCTCTGAGCACGATAAATTAGTAGTAGGTGATGGATATACCTCTAGTGGTGCTGTGCACTCAGTATTAAAGATGAGGCCAACACATGTAACAATAATGGATGAGTTTGGTAAAAGATTAGAAAGTATATCTCAAGCTGGCAACACTAATAAAGAAGACGGCATACAAACCCTTATGGAAGCCTGGGGTAGATGCCACGGTATTTTAAGACCAGATAACTATTCTTTAATGGGCATACAGGTAGAAGATCTTAAAGAAAAGATTATGAACCGTGTAACTCATAAACCAGCTATTACTATGGTAGGTCTATCAGTTCCTAAAAACTTTTACAAAGCACTTAATTCTGGCCGTATAGCTGATGGTTTCTTAAATAGGTTTATGGTTATTGAATCAAAAGAACCAAGACGTGTAACAAATCTTAAGAAAATAAAGAAACCACCACTTACATTAGTTAATTGGGTTAATTATATTAGAAGAGATAGGGGTGGCTTATCACAACCTATGGTAAACAACTCAGAGTGTAATCTTGATCAAGAGGTATTAAGCTTTGATAGTCATTCTGAACAACTACTACAAGAATTTGCAAGTGAGATAGTCAAAAGACAAGATATATTAGAAAAAGATGGCCTAGAGCCACTTCTAAGCCGTTCTAAGGAAAAAGCTATGCGTTTATCGTTAATATGTGCTTTGGCATCAAATGCACAAACTGCAACGATTACAGCAGATGTAACTAAGTGGGCAATAGACTACGTAAGATACTACGATATGCTATTTATAGAGGCCTGTAGAGATAAAGTAGCAAGTTCTGCAACTGAAGCTAAGATTAAGCAAGTATTGTCTTACATAAGGTCTAGGGAGAGCGAGGGCATATCCAAAAGAGAGGTTGACCGTCATGAATTATTTAGAAGCATGAAGTCGCATGAGGTAAAAGAGATAATAGAAAGACTTAAAAACGCTGGGGAGATTCAGGAAATAGATATTAAAGTAGGAGGCAAAGGCAGACCGACCAAAAGGTTTGTAGCTGTTGATCCTACATTCTTTGAAGAGTAGGAGGTAATTATGTTTAAAACACCAAGTTTTGAAACAATACAAGATAAGAAAAGAGAAGATAGGGTAGCAGGCTTTTTAGAAGGCCTTTGGCAAGTAAGTTGTCATAAACTACCAGTTAGTTACGGTATAGATTATTGGATAGAATCAGCCGATAAATGGTATTGGTGTGAGATCAAGTGCCGTAGTTTTGCTAGTGATAAGTATGATACGTTTATATTATCTGCAAACAAACTGCGTAAAGGTGCCTCGTTTAGTCAATCAACTGGCTATCCTTTTATAACCGTTTACGGTATGACAGACGGTATTTGGATGCATAAATGGATGCCAGATTATGTTTACGATATACGTATGAATATTAATCCTACACCTAATTATGATGAGGATAACGAACCATACATACATATACCAAAAGAACACCTAACTTGTTTATCAGATGTACCACTTGGTTTTGATAGGGATGAGATAGGGCTTATATAACTGGTCTTCTAAATAGACGTTCTGCAAATTCTATTCTGTCTTGTTGCTCTTGCCTAAGGGGATCAGATACACGTACTGGTGTAACTTGTGGCAAGCTTATATTTACTTGTGGTGGACTAATTTGTTGATTTATACCAATAATGTCATCTACATCAATTGGTGGTACATTTTCACTAATAAGATCAGAAGCTTGTTCCTCTACCTTAATTAATTCTCCGTTTATGTATCTATAACCAAATTGTGCTGCAGCAGTTCTTAAAATTTCTAATGATTTAATTATAGAACCTTTATCAGTTCTTGATGCAAATTTTATAAATCCAGGACTACCTAACATAGTTTTTGCAATTTGAAGTCCAGCTATCGTAGGTATTGCAGCCAATGGAGCAAAGACTATACCAGCTGCTATACCAGCGGCTACCAAAGCACCAGGAAAATTACCTCTGCCTATTTCTCCTTTTGTAAGAACATCAATTGTATTTGCAAAATTTTTAATATCTCTAGTAAATTCTTTGCCAAACATAGCCTCCAAAGTTTCATCACTATATTTATCTAAAGCGGTATTTAAATTTTTTACTTTAAATATATCTGTTACTGTGCCTGTTTTAAGATTGTAATCTATTGCATCTTCCAGTAACTGGCCTAAGCTTGCTTCTCTTACTTTGGCAAAATCTTCCTCACCCATAAGTTGTCTAAGCTTGATTATGTTTGCACTGTTTTTGGGTCTAAAAATGGTTTCTACTATCTCACTAGGAGTTCTGTTAGGTAGTTCTGCTAAATTACGATTAGCTAGTAAATCAGCTTCACGTGCGGAAGCAGCAGCCTGTTCCTCTAATGCATTTATAAATGCTGTTCCTTTGCTTGTAGTATCTAAACCATCTTGTCCTCTAAATACAGAAATAAGATCATCTATATCTGCAGCTTTAAATTTTGGTGAAAGTTTTACTAATTGATTTATGGTTTGTCTAATAATTGGACCACTTGTTGTGCCATCAGCTGATCTAAAAAGAGAGTCTATTTTACCAGGATGTCTTGACTCAAATTTCATTATATTTTTTGCAAATACTGTGTAGTCTATTGCGTCTGTAACAGGATCAATACTTTCATCAAAAGCATTTGCAAACAACCTTTGTGCAGTTTGTGTTTTAACTCTATTTAAATTAGTTGCTAACACTTCTTGGTCACTTTTAATTAAATGTTGATCATAATCATCTACTGCTTTGAAAAAATCGTCTAATTGTCTTAATGAACCATTAAATATTAATTTGTCATAAACCTCATCTGGATCAAAAGCACCCGTTCCTCTTGCAGCATTTGTAATTTTTTTCACTACAGCATTACCAAAAGGTTCATTAAGTGTTGCGTTTAACTTATCTGCTTCTCGTAATAAATTTATACTTTCATTAATTTTGCTAATTTCATCAAAGTCCATAGTTTCAAAAATATTTTTACCTCTTGCATTTTCAAGCTGTATGATTTCTTTACCCTTTAAGCCAAGTATTGTAAAAATACTATCTGCGTTGTCAGGATTGTTTTTTAAAAAATCTTCGCCTTTTAATGCATGCAAGTCTGCATCATCTAAAAGTCTTGTCAGAGTATAAAATAATTCCCTTTCTTTTGAGTCGCTTGATTGTGCTATAAATAAATTTAATTTTCGTTTTGTTTCTAAAACTCTAGTTAATTTACCAAATTTTTGCACACCCTCACCAAAAGCTTCAAAAGATGGCAGGCTTTGATTAAGCTTTTTGAAATCTTCTTTAGCCTCTAAAACATTTTTTAGGTTTATATCACCAACTGGAGGCTCTAATGTTTTAAGAGATTTTTCAGAAATATTAAATCTTTGTTCAAAATATTTTATAGCGTCTAGTCCTTTTTTTTGATATTCTTTTATCACGTTATCAATTGCTTTTGCAGTAGCATTTACAGGAACATTTCCATCATATTTAGCAACACTAAAAAAGGCATCATCAACTTTGTTATACATTTTTCCAACTTCTCTGTTAACTTCTCCTTTTGCATTACCCAATAATTCCAAAACTTGTTCGCCATACTCTCTCATTCCAGGTGCATTTATATATGGAGCAACACCTATGTAACTATCAGCCAAATCTTGTATAGCTTCTTTTGTAACACGTGTGGCTTCTATAGTGTCTGACTCAAGTGCTTTTTTTGTTTGTGTGATTGTGTCTGAAACTGCATCTGCAGTTATATCATCAACATAAGCATTTAAAGTAGATTCTCTACCTCGTAATGCTGTAGTCATATTATCAAATAGACCCCTGAGGTATGGAATATTACTTTTATCTCTAGCACTCTTTAATACTGCTTCTGCTATTTGTTGTGTTTTTCCTGCAAGATTTACCTCAAGTCCCTGTAAAGATATTCTATATTTATCATCTAAAACCTTAACTTTACCGTCTGCAACTGCTTTAGTTATTTGTGCATCAGTAGCTTCTTTACCTAAATCTTCATCAAGTTTTTTAATATCTAGTATATCTCTACCTTTGGCTGCTTGAAATGCTAATCTTTTTGCTGAGGTTGGTGCTTTCGCACCAAAATACATTCTATAAAGGCCGCCTGCAGCTGCACCTAAACCCTCACCCGCTGCACCTAATGTAAATTCATAACCTGCTAGAGATGCTAAATCACCAGCATCTTGTAATTGAAAGCCTTGGATATAATCAGCTGCTTCTTCAGTTAATTTACCTGTAGCACCACCTACACCCGATCCTAACATTCTTTGTGCGGTAAGATTACCACCAGATAAAGCACGCACTCCTTTAAATATTTTGCTTTGCGGTAAAATACCGTAAACACTACCAATTACAGGTCCTGCAATACCCATAAAATCTGCGAGATCCCCTCTTTCAAAAGGACTTGTACTATCTATTATGGTATTGACCTCTACATTTGTGCCGTCATCAAGTTTTCTTTTTTGAACAGGTTGACCCCTATCTCGCAAACCTTTAGGTGTCAAAGCTAATTGACCATCTGTAGTTTTTATAAAACCTGAGGCACCCACAAAGTTTCTTAATATTGATTCTTTTTCATCTAAAGTTTCTGCCCTTGATAACAGTCTTCTTAGCTGTAAATCATCAACTCCAGTATCATAATCGAAAAATAAATCGTCATAAACAGGGCTTAAAGCACCTTTAACAATTTGTGCTCTGACTATTTTTCTAGCTGCGTCTGGCGTAGGAGCTTCAATATCTTGATAAACACCTGGAGATATTTCTACTTCATAAAGAGGCATTAATTTACTCCAGCTTGTTTTAAGGCTTCATCTTTTGGATTTAATGATATTCTAGTTTTTGTTGACGATTGCTGATTTTGACTGGGGTTGCTTGAAAAATCTGTAATTATAGTTGGAGGAATATCTCCCGCTTGCCTTATTTGTAAATCTAGCTCGGTAATTTTATTTAATCTAGCTCTCTGCTCACTTGCAATATCCACTAATCTTCTTCTAAGAATTTGCTCTATTTCATCATCAGATTTAAACACACCTTTAGGACCTTTGATTGCTGCTAAAAGTTGTTGTGCCATCAAAATATCTTGATCAGATAATCTGCCAGTTTGACCTAAGAAATCTCCTGGTGATGATCTTGCAATTTCTTCTAATATGTTTGCCGCAGCAATAACAGGAGTTTCTTTACCAGATACGTTTATAGCTGCTCCAAATCTAAATTTTATTTGATCTACTAATGCAGGTAAGCCTGTGACGTTTGCTTGATCAACTATATCTAACACATCAAATAATAATTTTTCAGTATTTGCACCTTTTTCAAAAGTACCAGCGGTATCTTGATATAAAAGACGTATTTCAGATAATTTATTAGCGGTAATGCCTTCTTTTTGCAAACCTTTTGCAATTTCAAGTTGTAAAGCTAGTTCCTTAGCAGCTCTTTCTTCTGCAGCTTTTGCTGCTCCTTGTGCTAACCCTGGTCCAAATTGACCAGTTTCTACAAGAGATTGACCAACATTACGTAAAAAATCGTTAAATTGTGGGGTTGCAAAAAGAGAAGTAACTGGCGATAGTTTTTTTGTAGTTTCTTGTTGTTGATCAGCCTGTGCACCTGCATCAGTAACTTGATCTTCTGCAGTTTCTTGCAAAGCCTCCTCTATTTGTTCGTTTGCTGCTTTTATTTCCTCTACTTTTAAATCATTAATATCATCTTGTAAAAGTGCAGCTTGATCAGCTAATTGCGTTGACTCATTAGCCTCATCCATAGTTTTAACACCTATCCCAGAGTAAGTTAATGATTGAGGTATTTTGAGACCAAATGGCACTTTAGGTGTAACTAATTGAGTGTAAGGTGCCCCACCACCTAAAGGAGTGACTGTTGGGCCTGGAGTCGCCCCCTTTCTATAAATGGGATTCAACAAATTTTTAAGTTTTTGTAATCTTTCGATATTGTCTTTTGCTTTCTTACCTTTTCTTGCTGTTTTAATACCTTTAATGCCTAATCCGAGTGGAGCTGCTACACCCGATATAGTTAATCCAGCTGATAAATAATCTAGAGGATCGGTTGGATCAAATAACGCTTCAGCTGATTCTTTTGCTTGTGCTGTTGTAATTTCATCTTCTAGTTGTGTAGATGTTTTGCCTCTAGGATCTATACCAAAAGCTAAAAATTCAGCAATAACTTCCTCATCAGTTATGTACGGTTGATTATCTAATAATTGTTCTGCCATTTTAACCTGTTTGTGTTCCTGGTGGTTTTAATGATGTGTAAGCTCCAAAAGCTGCTCCTAATCCTAAAGCAGTTGGATCAGATGGCAATCTATACTGTGATTCTATACGTGTACGTCCTTGCTGGAACTGTGGTAAAAATTGTCCAATTTGTCCTAATGTTTGTAAAGGTCTTAACTGTTGTGCTGTTTGTTGTTCAAATAATCTACCTAAACCTGTCTCAGCAATACCCCTACCAATACCGCCAAATCTAGCTAACTCACCTCTTTCACCTCTTCTTAAGGAATCTAAAGAAGAACCAATACCACCAATTTGTTGTCCAAATCCTGCTAAAGACTGGCCTAATTGCTGTGCACCAGCTCCTCTTTGCTGACCTATACCTAATAAGCCACTTGCTAAATTTTGTCTTGCACCTGCACCAGCAGATCCAAATCCTAATAAACTTTGTGCTAATTGACGTTGTGCACCAAATTGATCGCCTGTAAACCCTCTTAAAGTGCTGCCAAGTTGTTGTTGTGCACCTAACTGTTGTTGTCCTGTTCTACCTAATAAATCTACGACTCCTTTCTCTGCAGCTAATCTTTGTTGTGCTCCTGAAGTCAATCTATCAAGCAAACCAGTCTCTGCACCAAATCTTGTGCCTGCTAACCCAGATAAACCTCTAGAAGCAGCTCTCTCAGCTTCTCTTTGTCTTGCAAACTCACTTAGTCCTATTCTTTGTGCTTCACCAAATCCTTGTTGTCTTATTCTACCTAATGACTCTGCTAAACCTTTTCCTAGAGCTTCTCTTCTCTCTGCAGCACTTAGTCTTGCTCTACTACCTCCAAATGCCCCAGCACCTATCTCACGTGCTCTAGCAGCCATATCTTGTTTTTCTCCTGCTTCGATTACGTCATCTATAGTTTGTTGCACAACGGCATCTTCAAATGGATTATAAAACTGTTGTGTTAAACCTTGATCATATCCACCTAGAGTTCCTCTAATTAAATCTTCAGATTCACCTAATCTTTGACCAAACATATCGGTAGCACCAACTGCTCCAGCTTCAATACCGCCCAAAGATTCACCAAATCTACCAGCCGCACCTTCACCTCTTGCCTCCACATCAGACAATCTTCTTCCAAATGCATCTGTTGCACCTATTTGTTGTCTACCAAGCCTGCCTAATGATCTACCAAATCTATCAGTAGCACCTATGGTAATGCCACGTGCTTGATCTATACCTCCTAACTGATCTCCTAAACCAAGCAACATTTGTTGCTCTGCTCTCTGAAAATAAGGGTCTCTTAAAGCTTCAGCACGTCTAGATTGACCAATAGCTTGATCAACTAAATCTTTGTTTTGTTGAAAAAACGGTTCAAAACCACCAAGTCCAGCTACTGCTTGTTGCCTAGCTAATAACTCAAGAGGCGTTAAACCTGCAGTTTGTTGTAACGGAACTTGACTACCAATTAAATTAGCTCCTGCTTGCTGTAGTTGATTTATAAATCCAGGTTGATCAGCGGTACCAAAATACAAAGCTCTTACTAAAGGATCTGATAAATCTTCTACGGTATCTTGTTGTGCAAGCACAGGATCAACTGAACCTGCCACAGTCGCAGGTGTTGTTACAGCGGGGTCTGTCCCTACATCAGTCGCCACTGCAGCTGGCGTAGTAGGAACAGGGGAAACAGGGTCAACCACTGGGTCTGGTGTTGATACGGGCTCAACTATTGGATCTGGCGTTACGCCTCCAGAGCCAACAACAATATTACCCTGTTCATCAAATATTTCTGTAGGTCTAATGCCTGGACCAAAGCCAAAGTCTTGTGGTGGTATTAATCCACCGCCCATACCAGGACCGTAATCTATACCGCCACCTCCAGGTACAATACCACCTACAATAGGACCTCTTGGCCTACTAGCTCTATCATCAAACGCATTGACAACTCTAGGTTCATTAGTGCCTGTTGGTACCAAATTACCGTCTAAATCTCTTAAGACAAAGGGCTCGCCATCTGTTGGTCCTCTTAAAAATCTTTCAGAATCATTAGAGGGTGGTTGCTCTATAGGTCGTAGTTCAGGAGGTAGGTCTGGTAATTGTGGTGGATTGACAGGCACTACACCAAATTGCCTATCTGTAAAATAATTACTAATTCTAGTATTAGGGTCAATACCTCCTAACTGATCACCAGGCATGACAGGTGCTGGGATTGGGTCTGGGCCTATATCTGGTAGAGGTATTTGACGACCTCTTACTGGAAAAGCAGGTGAAGAAATAGTTACTGGACCAAACTCTGTGTCACGAGTTTCTATGTTCATGTTTGTTCTAGGGTCTGGTAAAACAGGTGGTGCCAGTGGGCTACGTAATTCTTGTATTGGATTTACTCTAGTTCTTGCAAAAGGATCATCAGCAGGTGGTTGTAAAGGTGTTAAAGAATCTGGTCCATAATTAATACCACCGCCGCCAGGAACATTATTACCTATAGGTATACCTCTAGGTTTTAGAGCTCTATCATCAATTGGTAAATCTATATTTTGCAAGCTGTCGTCAAATACTCCTCCAATAGGCGGTAGTGGTCTAGTAATTGGTTGTACTGGTATTGGTCGTGGACCGCCTTTTATAGGTAATAATTCTGATGGTACTCCAGCACCAGGAGAGGGTAGCTTATCAATAGGTGAAGGCACTGGCTGTCCTATGTTTATTGGATTAATTGCACCAATACCACCTATACCACCAATAGAAATAGGGGGAATGGGTCTACCTCTTGGTGGTAAAATAGGGCCAGGAGGTAAGGGTAAATCTCTTGGTATAGGATTTATTGGTAAAATTGGCATATTAGGCGGAGGACTAATTGGTAATTCTATTGGGCCAATAGGCTCTCTGTTACGAATATTTAAAGGATTGCCGCCCCTTACTCTTGATATTGCGTTTCTTAATAATCCCATAATTAACTTACTTTTTCTTGATAATCTTCAAAAAATTTCATCAACATGTCGTTGTTTTTGAAACCTTGTTCTCTATCTGGTTTACCTGTTGGAAAAATAGTAAGGCTATTTTTATTTTTTTCTATTTTAAAACCGCCTAATCCTTTGTTTGCTTTTGCAGTATGCACAAACTCACCATCACTTAACATAGCAGGTATATCATCACTTGTTTCTGTACCAGGGCCTACAGAGGGACCACCAGGTCTCATATCTTGTTCCATTATGTCTACTATATCAACAATATCACCCATAGCAAAACCTGGTCGATATCCTAAAGCACCACCATAAGACATTCCTGGTCTTATTCCAACATCAAAACCTTGGAATGTTTGCTGTGGCATTAAGTCAGGTCTAGTAGACAATCTTACATCTGTTAAACCACCTGCAGTTTTTTCTGCTGCTTTTTTAGTAGCTAAACCATAAAGAGCAGCTAGTGCTGCAATACCGCCAGCTCCTCCTAAATTAAGTCCTCCAAGACCTAGTCCTGAACCTGTTTGCGTGCCAGTTTGTTGTCCTTGCTCTCCACTACCTTTTAAAAAACTAAAAGGTCCTGTACCCTTGTTGGGATCAATATTTAAAATTTTATCTGCAAAACTACCAGGTCCTGTAAGACCTGAAAATTTAGGGTCGCTTAATTTACTTAATGGTGATCCTACTAAGTTACCAGATTTATCAATTAATCCCATATCTTTCAGCTGTCCAAAGCTGTATTTGTCACCTGTAACAGGATCAACATACATACCAGTTGGATTACCAGCAGCATCATATTCCATTTCTGGCATACCAGTTTGTTGACCAAGACCCAATATGTTTTTAAATAAACCTTTTTTATCTTGTCCAGGTAAAATAAACTCTTTACCTTGTCCTAATATATTTCTGAAAGTACCACCTTTACCGAAAAACTTACCTGAAGTTCCTTTTAATCCACTTAATCCCTTACCCGCTGTTCCTGTCCCTCCAAACATTTTACCGCCAGCAAAACTTAATGCACCGCCAAGCAAAGCCTCTTTTGTCGATAATCCTGATGCCTTACCAGTTGCTGCAGTAAGAGCTGCTTTTGCTACTGGACCTACTCCAGGTATAAAATTCACTGCTATTGGTGCTACTTTTTTTACTACCTTTTTAACTTTTTTAAATAATTTAGATAAGAAACCAAATTCTTGTAAACCAGTTAAATTATTTATAGATCCTTGTCCAACAATATACTCAGCAGGATTTAATCCTACGGACTGCATATCTAGGTTGATCATTTGTTGTGTTTGTTCAGATATAACAGGAGGCACCACCATTTCGCCTGGTGCTGCATGTATTATTTGTGAATCCTCTGGCTGTCCTGCGTTTGCTAATTTTTGTACGTTATCTTCCATAGCTTGTTTACTAAGTTGTTTGTAGATACTTAAAGTATCTATTATTTACCAAAATTAGCAAGTTTGATAGACGTGGCCCCATTATTTCTAACTGTAACCTTGCCTACTGCACTTGTTGCTTGTAAACCATCATTTACAAGTCTTGTACCAATATCTACCCATTCGTTACCAGTATATACCTGTAATACCTCTAATGTTGTATTCCAAATAATACTACCAGCATTAAAATTTATAGTATTTAGCTCATTTTCGCTTACTTGACGTGTATTGTCTAGGTCAACCGCACCTAAATTTATTTCTAAAATTCTAATTAAACGGTTAAATATGTCTGGAGTTACTTCTGTTAATGCTTGTGGCAGTTGCGTTTGTAACAACTTGCTCATCTTTTACCATCTGATTTTAGGTCTATTCTTGTTGCACCCAAACGCCAACCTATAGCTAAATTACCATCATTAGTAGCGTCATCATCTGATTCAAAGCGTAAGGCCATCTGTCTAGATCTACTACGTACAAAAACCTGTTGGGTGGTTGAACTAATTGCATTAGTAGAGTTTATAGATAAAGTATCCCCTGGAAAATTTCTTGTTTTTAAAACAATATTTACGTTACCGTCATTATCATCTTGTATAAACTTATAATCTGGTATTATTCTTCTAATAAAGCTAAAACTATTACCATCACCTATATCTATATCAGAACTTTCTATAAAAACATTTGTCATAGGCGACCCGTCATCATCAAACCCAGTTTCATGTTTATACAATAAACTTGATCCTGTAGCTCTAGGATAGTTCTCTGTTCCAGCATCAAGCCAAGCCGTTCTAACTAATTGACCAAAAAACCATAAATTTTCAGAATAGTTATAAATTACATATCTATCTATTTCAGATGACGAACTTGAACAGTAAAACCAACCAACTTCATTTTTATCAGCTATTGTGAAAGCATGTATTTTAAATGATTGTCCTAAATTAATATCATTAAAAACATAATTATGCACAGAACAAGGTAAGTGTCTTACGCTACCATTATATATATAAAAATTATTGTAACTCATGAAATAAACGCCTTGTGCTGCCGTTACTGCTGCTTTTGGACCAACAAGACCTGTTCCCTCGTTTATTAAATTAATTCCAAAAGTAAAAGGTGGTCCAATAAATTGCATACTATAAAGAGCTGTGTCAGTCCAAATAAGAGTTTCTTGTCTTGATTTAACCGCACCAATAATAGAAGAACCGCTTGATAATCTGAGTGATCCAGCAGTATTTGTTGACAAAGGTTCAAATTCTAATTCGTTTTCTTGGTCGCTAAAAGCAACTAGCATAGGGTCTATAGTTCCTGTTCTAGAAGACCCAGATATGGGATCTGCTCCAAGCACTATTAAATGCCTGTCTATTTCTGATGTAATGACTTGTAAAGCAACAGTAGGTACTAAATTTGCACCTGTTATACTTGACATTTCTACCGCTCTGGTTGTAACGCCATTATTTTCTGTCCATTTAAAAATACCGCCGTTTCTAGCGTTTATAATTAAATTTTCTCCAAAGTTATCGTGTGTCCATAGTCTGAGCTGGTTAGTATTACCTAGTGCAGATGTACTACCAAACGTACCTTCGCCCCAACCATTTATACCCCAGCCTGTACCAGCTACATAAACATCAAGACCGACATTTATTTGATAAGCACCTACAACTGAAGATCCACCATTACCAGTATCTGAGGAATTTGCTGTCACTGTTGTGCCTGAAGTATCTTTAGCTTCTATTGTGTAACTGTTTGCATTTACTATTGTTGCAATTTGGTATTCTTGATTTAATACTGCAGCTGTAATATTACCTCCAAGACTAGATGCTCCGCTAAATGTGACAAAATCATTCTTTACAGCACCGTGAGCAGTATCTGCCACTGTAATTGTTGCATCACCATTTGAAGCTGAAAATGTTACATCTCCTGCAGAGGTTGTTGATCGAATAGGTGTAATATCGTTAAATACATTACCGCTTTCAATATAATATTTTAAATGTGTGCCTATGCCTAAATATTTTGTGCCACCCAAGGAAATAAAACTATGTAAAGCTCTAGCCGTACCAAGGTATGTTGCGTTTGTTATTTTTTCCCAACCACCAAATTTTTCTGGCCTACCTTTACGAAAACGTACAAGATTACAATCAAACCAACCACCTTCGTTATCGTAGGTTGTACCTTCTCTATTTATACCAGGTCTAAATGTTATTTTTTGTAACGGCATTTACACCTCTGTCCAGTCTTGACCTATAAATAATAAAGCTTCTGCTTCTCTTCTTCTTACAAGTCCCTCTAATACTTTACCATTAGCTTTGTTCCATCTTTTTATTTGTTTTGGTACATCACTCCAATCTTTATGAGTGCTATTTAAAACTTTTAATAAAGTAGAATTTTTTAAATTTGTTGATCCTAAATTAAAAGTCCAAGAAACCAACGCATCAAACTCATTTTGATCCAAAGAAACTTCTACTAAATCATTTACTGCTTGTTCAAATTTTTCCAAATCTTCTAAAAGCAACATGTCAGCTCTTTCTTGTGATATAGACATACCTTCACTTATACCATGAGTAGACCCATAACCTATTGTCCACACGTTAGCAGCACATTTATAAGATTCTAACTTACAACCCTCAAACTTTTTTATTAAAGCTATGCCCTCTTGTGATATTTGCATGTTTTTACTCTTTATCGGGCGAGTGAGATGCTCCGAAATAAAACGAAATAATTGCACTAGCTAATCCTCCAAGATAACCAAGAACTAAATTAATCAAAGCTTCACTGTTTTGTTCTGGTGGTTGCAAGGTAACTAAAAATATGTAACCTAAAAATCCAGCTATAGTAGCTATACCTATAATTCTAGCTGTCCAGTCTTTACTGAACATACTTCTAGCATTTTGTTTATCAGCAACCTCTAACTCAAAAACATCTACATCAAGCTCCTTCATTTGCACTTCAAAAGCTTGTTCAGCTTTTTTTAATTCTAACATTTGTTCTGGTGTTGCGTTTTGTATTGCGGTCTCTATCGATTTTTGGTCATTAGGCACACCTAATACGTCTGCAATCATATTGGCAGCCATTCCTCCCATAGGACCGCCTATAGCAGTTCCTAAGGTAGGTGCTACTGCTCCGACTATGTTTTTAAATAAAGATTTCATATAATAATACTCGTTAATACAGCTATACCAATTGCACCCAAAAAGCCAAACACTCCAAAAGTAGCTGCCTTCATAGTTGAATTTATATAGATTATTTCTTCTTTAATATCAGAAAACTCATTAAATGCAGTCTTCCAACGCTCATGTGATATGGTTTCTAGCTTTGTAAGTCTCTCTGCAACATCATTTACTGTCATTTTTTTATTAACCATCTTGTAACGTATATATTTTAATTGGCTTTTCTTTGCCTTTTACAAAAATACTATCAAGTTCTTTAAGCATTATTTGCTCACTAAAGTTACTTGCACTAATGGTATCATAACCTATTACAATATCTTCTCCAACTTCCTTTGTAGAGCTTTCTAATCTAGCTGCTAAGTTAACTGCATCTCCTATAGCAGAATAATCAAACCTAGTATCACTACCCATGTTGCCTACCACAGCATATCCTGTATTAATACCTACTCCTATCTCTACATCTAAATTAGCCATTTTTACTTTATCTTGTATTTCTTTAGCACACAAAACTGCAGCTGTTTCATGATCGTACACGTCAACAGGAGCATTAAATATAGCCATCATAGCGTCACCTATGTACTTATCTACCATACCGTCATAATATTTAACGGTATCTGCTTGTATTGTAAGGACTTTGTTCATAATTTCTGTTACTTGTTCTGGTTCTAACTTTTCTGATAATGCAGTAAAACCTCTTACATCACTGAAGAGAAACGTGCAATATCTACGTTCGCCACCTAATATCAAAGAACTAGGATCATCTTGTAGTTTTTTTACTTGTCTTGGATCTAAATAATGCTCAAATTGTTTTTTTATTTGTTGTCTCAGCTTGTATTGCTGCCTAAATCTAAGGTAAAAGGCTATAGATCCTGAAATAAATTCAGATATTAACGTCCAGGATACATCTATTAATAATCCCTTTTGTATTAAAAAGTAGCCTGTCAAAGAAGTAATTATCATTAAAACCGTAGCAATAGTTATACCCCAAGTAATACCTAATATGTGTAAAGCAAACCAAACTAATGAAACAAAAATAACTAACGAAAAAATTTCAACTGCAAGGGCGTAGTCAGGTATATAGGGACTATCTTGTATTAATATTGATTCTGCTAGTGCAACTTGTATTTTATGTGGTTCTAACAAACCTACAGGTGTGGCTACTTGTGGCATGACACCATTAGCAGTCACACCTACAAATACAAACTTACCTGCAACATTCATTTCAGATAGTGTTGTTTGTGGTGTGTCTACCCAACTAATCCACTTACGACCAAGGCTGTCTGTTTTGACTGGTGGTATACCTCTGATTGATATTTCTTCTATACCATTATCATTAGTTTTTATAATGTATGTTTTTACACCAAATAAAGCTTTATATATTTGTGTACCAAAACTAGGTATCCATTCGTTGTTAGGTGTTTTTACTAATAAAGGTATTCTACGTACTAATTGATCTATATCTGTGGGAGCAACGGCCAACCCTTGAAGTGTGTGATTGGATAGTAGAGTAAGGTTTTCCTTCACTCCCGTTGAAATTATACCACCTTTATCGTTACCTAGCACAACGGTTCCTGGAGATGTAGGATACTTTCCTTGACCGTTTTCAAACATACCTATGACTGACGGAGCGTATTGCAAAGAGTCTGCAAAAACTTTATCTCCACCCATACGGTCAGCTTGTGGAAAAGACATAACCCATCCAACGCCTACAGCACCTTTTCTAAGCAAATTAATTTGTATTTCTGCAAGCCTTTGTCTTGGTAAGGGATAACCACCCTCTTTTTCAACATCTTCTTCTGTTATATTTAATATTACAAAATTACCTGATGGTTTGGGTGTTTTTATAAAAGTGTCATACACCTTTAACTTTATAATCTCTGTGGGGGTGCTTTGAAACAAAACAGGCATGCACAGTATTATAAGTATTGGTAATAATAGTCGTTTCATTTAATTACTTTGAGTGATAGTTATTACGTTATCGCTACCACCATTTATTTTGATTGTGTTTGAAACACCATCTTGTATAAGAATTACTGTGTAGGCAGTTCCTCCATCTAAGTCTAGCCTTACACTTTCACTCACTTTTCTACGCATACTAAGTACACCACCACTTATTATAGTTGTAATCTGTGTTTCTTCATCTTGCCCAAAGTTTGTACCAGAAATTCTTGTAACACTTGTTGGTGCTAACTGTTCTTCATCTTCATCTACCGCTAATGCATCAACTACTTGTAATAAATCTTCTAAATAGTTTACATCTAAATAATTAATATCCAGTTCAGTAAACTCTAAATTATCTTCTTTTAAATAATCTTCTGCAAGATAATCAACATCAAGATCATTAAAATCTAAAACGCCATCTGTTTGTGTGCTTGTGGTTTCTTCTTCTGCAACCACCTCTTCTTTTGGTGGTGTCACAATAAGCATGTTGTCAATAAGATCTAATGTTAAATCTAATATTACAGGTTTGGTTGGAGCAGACTCAAATACACTTACTGTGGTAGCTTCATACGGTTTATTTAACAAAACAGTGCCCATAGCAGTAACCACCTCTATTTCGCCACTAGAGAGCCCTAAAGCGTCTGGTAGAAGTATTATGAGACTACGTCCCAATTCGTCAACTGTAGCCGTAAAGTCAGTCCCACGTATTGCTATGTTTGCTGTTGGGGTTTTTAAAGTAATGTTTTGTTTGTCAATACGGTTTAGATTGCCTGTAATAAACCTAGCAGTGCCAAGTCCAAAGGTAAGTGCCATTTTAGACTTGCTTGGATCAGGGTCGTAAATGTATTCATCAATCAGTAATTGACTATGCTCTGTAAGTTTTACAGTTGATTCATCAAGAAAAGTAATGGCCATACGACCATTTTGCGTTATGGCTTCATCATTACTTTGTATTGCAAACTTTAAATTTGCATCATAGGGTTTGTCTCTTAATATCTGAGCCGCACCGTTTAGTTCGGAAATATCTCCTATATCAACAGCTTGTGCTTGTACCTTGGTCGTTTTGAATGACGCAAACAGTAGAAGCAGCGGTACCAGATATAGATATAATTTTGAGCCAATCATTATCTTGGGTGCTTAGTTGTGAAATATTAAATGTTCTTGAGCCACCTGTGTGATCAAGATAAAAATATCCACCTGCACTAGCTGTTACTCCAGTTCCAGTATATGTAACATTATTATCTGAACCATCAATATCCATATAGTTAGTAGCACCATCTATATTTATAGTAGAGTTTATAGTGTTATTAGAACCCTGGATAATCCAATCAAGGTCAAGTTGTGATGCTAAAGCAGTAGTTCCTTGGTTTAAGGTAAAGGTGTTACCACTACCTGTGACATCAACATTTTGATTACTACCATCTGCACTATATGTATCTGTTGGATCTACTTGTATAGTAAAAGAATTTGTACCGCCATCAAACTCGTAAAAGCCTGTAAAGTTATCTGCAAAAATATCACCTAAAAACTTATTGGTTGCACCAATCATATTAATATCTAGTGTCATACTATTACCGTCTAAATCAAACGGGGTTAGATTACCAGCAGTGCTGTTTAAACCGCCGATAATATTTGATATACCAAGCTGTTCTAAGTCTATATTTGCACTTGTACCAGATTGATCTACATATATTTCGTTATCAGCCCCGTATGTTGTCAACGCAGTTAGCATCACAATCAGGCTCATTAATTTTAATTTCATCATTAGATTCTACTCCTTGGTTATGATTTTGTAAAATCCAGAAACCACGTTCATAACCAGTATTTATGATTTCTAGTACACCTCCTTCTATAGCTTTCATTAAAGCTATGGTTGATGACTCATTTCTTGCGTTACCTAGTTCTATTTCAACTAACTCACTTTCAGCCTCAACAAACCTAAATACGTCTTCTGATCTACCGTAACTAAATATAGTTTTTTGGCTTAGCACCTCTAGTAAAACCTCTCCTGTAGCAACAGACACCATACGCAAGCTAACTGTAATATTATCTTCTCTATACATTACGCTTTTGCCAATACCAAGATATCTAGCTCCAGAACCACCACTTTCTAAATTTGCTTCATAAGAAATAACTGCACCTTCCATAAGTATGCCTGCAAAAAGTAAAGGTCTTAATGCTTTCTTTTTTTCTTCTTCATTAGCAGATTGTTCTCTAGCACTACGTATTAGTTGCCTTTCTTTGGTTAAATTATCTAGTCCTACTCTCTCAACCACTCTAAAAAATTTACCGTCCCCTGCATGTTTTAATGCTCTAATAAGCAGTGCGTTTGGTTGTTGTGTAATAGCTGTAGAAAATAAGGCAAATTCACTATTGCTTTTTCTTTGTCCCGTTTGATCTGTAAAAGCTGTGGGATATACAGCTACAACGGGACTGACTTTTGGTAAAGGTGCGTTTTTAAGTTCAGTAGACTGTAAATCTTTTATAGAGACAATATCTTTAGAAAACCTTTGTGCTTGTGTATCTTCAAACTGATCTAGCGTAGAACAACTAGAAAGTAAAAGTACCAATAGGTATAACGATTTCGGTAACTGTACCATCTGCCTCAGTAATTTTAAGGGTTAATGTTATACCATCACTTGTATACTCAATTGTATTGCCTTCTAAAGTGATGACACCTTCGCTCTGCGGTGTTTCTCCGAATAAGTTATTAACTAACTGTCTTGATAATTCTGCGTAAACTCTAGATTCTAAGTTACGCATAAATCGTGCAAGAGTAGAATTTTCTTTTTCTCTCTTGATTTCATCTTGTAAAGCTTTTATTTCTTCTTTTATTGTAAGTTTACGGGTATATTCTTGATTTTCTATAGTCAAATAATGACTGGAAGTTCCTATGCCACTAAAACTAGGTGACTTAAATTTGTGTGTAATAGTATCTGCCCAAAGAGGGTTTGTTAAAATTACAAGAAAGAAAAATATTAAGAGCAGTCCTGCAATTCTATATACCCAAATACTATCAGTCTTTTCTTTGGTCATCTCTGTCTGCCTTTGCAATTTTATTACTGTTTATTAGTTGTGGTACGCCTAATATTGTTTTTATTAAAGTATCTTGTCTAATAATTTCATTATCTAAACTACGCACCCTATCTATTAATGCTACCAAAATACCATGTTGAGAATCAAGTTTTGTACCTAATCTTTCTTCTATAGCACTAATTTGTTGTGCAACCTTTTCATCAACAATATCTAATTTTTGCTCCATACCATCAACAATACGAATGACTAACTTGTATATAAACCAACCTAGACCTATTGCAGCTGCTATGGGAAATCCGACCTCTTGTATGACAGTAACGGCTGATTCCATTAGTAGTCACCCCAAACTTTTGTTTTTTTGCCTCCATTATACTCAACCGCATGACCTTCTTTAATTAGCACCTGGCAAATATCTCTGCCATCCTCTGTGTATGGTATACCAAGTATTCGTCCATACTTACCTTTACCCAAAGATTTTACTTTAAAATTACCGATACATAGCTCTTGTAAGCGTGATTTAGCTGCTAAACCTAGTTTTTTTTCTGCTAAATCTCTTGTACGACTTTCTGGAGTGTCTATACCTGCTAATCTTACACGTTGTTTGTGGAGTTTTACATCAAACCCAAGATCTAAAGAACAATCAAAAGTATCTCCATCTACGATACGCTCTAGCGTAGCATTATATACAAACGCATCAGGAGACTTAGCCATTACTTACTTTGAGTTTTTTTTACTCGTTTTGTAGTCCAAGCTTCGTTAACATCTGGAGTTGATTTATCGTCTGCAACATAATGTCCTTTTTTGTTTCGTGTTCTTACTTTCACTTCTTCTGTGCCTGTAAGATTACCCCACAATCTTTTTAAAAAACTCATGTTACTTATCCTTGGCTTTTAGAACATTTAAAGCACACCAATCAATAACTTTATATAATTTAGCAAGCCACCAATCACCTTGGGGTGTTGGTGTAATTGCAGCAATTAGGGATGCTATTGCTATTATCGTGCAGATCCAGGTGAATGTGTTTATCCAAATCATTTACTTCTCCTGTTCTTCTTCTTGCTTTGAGTCTTGTAACTCATTAGTTTGTTCATCAACTTGTTCTACCACGTTGTCAACAATACCTTCGGTCGAATCTGCAACAGTTTCAACTACTGAGGCTACATCTTCTAAAGCAGATGTTGTTATATTACCTGCTGTTTGTACAGTGGAATCAATAACGCTAGTGGTTAAATCTTTACCGCCATCTATAACAGCACCTACAGTTGCACATGAAGCTAAAAATAAAGCTCCAATGATTATTACTATTTCCTTCATAAATATCTCCTTATTTTTCTAGGGTTTTAGTTTCTGTTTCTAAAACTTCATCCGCTTGCTCTTTTGTTGAGTCAACAAATGCTTTTTCAAAAACGCTTTTACTAGCCTTAACTTGGTCTAGTTGGAATTGTATCCGTGCCTCTTGATTAGATAAATCAAGTATCTGTGAATGTAAATATTGTTGTTGTGGTGTTAGATCTGCAATTTTCATTTCCTTATCGTCTAACATAACTACTGGCTCTTGGTTTTGTTTACTCATTTTTTACTCGCTTAAAGTTTTAGTTACGCTTGTAGGTGATACTTTTTCAGCTATCTGTTCATCTAATGATGCTTTCATAGCTGTAACTGTATCAGCAGTTAATGCTGTTTCAACCCAGCCTTGTACGTCACTTTCTTTTAGACTTGACCAGTTAATAAAACTAGATAAATCATCTGTGCTTACAGCTTGTGAACCATAGCAAGTAGCTGTCCAGTTGTTGCCGTCACTGTCTTTATTAGTATCGTCTGTTGCAGTAAGTCTCCAATGTACGTTATGGACTACATTAGATTTACCACTTTTAGAGGGATATGTATCGCATGTTTTACAATCCCAAGTATATCCTATTGCCATATTTATTCTCCTTTTTTTAGCTTTCTAAAGCTGTTATTCTTGCCTCTAGTTCTTGTATTGTTTTTACTAATAGTGGAACTAATTTACTTTGGTCTATACCTTGCATCTCTGCACCATCCTTTTCACCTGTTACGGATTCTGGAACTATGCTTGAAACTTCGTGAGCTAAGAAACCATCTAAAGTTGTATCTTTATCAGCTTTAAAATTAAATCTAGCTGGTTTTAATTGTTTTAATCTTGATGTTGCATCCCAAGTGTAATTTACATTTTCTTTCAATCTGTAGTCAGAGGATGTGTTAAAAGCTGTTGAAGATGCGTTTGTGGTAATAGAACCAACTACTCCGTTATCATTATAGAAGGTCATACAAGTTCTTGTATCTACAAGTCCATCAGCACCAACTGCAATACCTCTAATACTTGAGCTTAATTCAACAACTTGTCTATGGTCTCCAATATTTACTGGGTTTCCAGAGGTAGTACCAAGTAATAATTTACCATTATTATCTATTTCCATAACCTGAGATAATGTGACTCCTGCTCCTGCACTTCCAGATGTTTGTGAATACCAAATATGTTCTCCAGCCTCTTGTCTGTAAGCACTTGATTGATTAGTCTCAATATTTGCAAAAGAACCTGTATCAGTATCAACATACATATTATCTGTAAGAAAAGTACCATCAAGACCATGAACTCCTGTAGCATTTTCACTTATTACTGAACCTTTTTGACCTATAAAAAGTTGTGTCCAACCAGTATGTGTATCAGAAGGTGGATTAGTTCCCATACCTATTGACCCATTGCTAGCTATTCGCATCCTTTCTGCATCATTTGTACTAAATCTTAAAGGTATGGCATCAGCAGTACCAAGGAACATAACTGAAGCTGATATACCCATAAATCCATCTTTATCAGTATCAGTTTCATGTACTAATACTAAAGGCTGAGTACCAGCTACATTAATACCACTAGCAGAACCAAAAGCACCAGCATTAAATGATGTAGCACCAACAAGCAAATTACCAGCACTTGTAATTCTTACTTTTTCTGCACCTGCTGGATAGAAACCTATATCGTTACCAATATTCCCAATTTCTGCTTCACCATTATTATCTTTAAAAGATGCTACAGCTATTGAGTCTGAACTTTCAAATCTAGCAACTAAATTTGATGTGCCTGAATTTACATGAAGCTTTTGAGCAGGACCACTTGTACCAATACCAACATTACCTGATTCTAGAATAGTCATTAAAGCATTACTTGTGTCAACAGCAGTTTGATTATGTCCTATTACAAATACTTGGTCTGTTGCACTATTATTTGAATCTATATTAATTCTTAAAGAATTAGGCGTATTAATAGATAAGTTATTACTTGTATTTGTTTGTATGTTACCTGCTGCAATGGTCATATCATTTATTGCACTTGTTACAGTTATGCCTCCAACGGCTGTACTTAAAACTGTTGAGCCTAAATGTTTTAAGGCAACAGTTCCACCATCGCCACCATCTGTACAAGTTAAATAATCAAAACCATCTGAATCTTGCAATTGTAAATTAGTACCTCTTACTAAAAGACTACCTGTTCCACCTTCTTGTATTCTTGAATTTGAGCCATCGTGATAAATTTGTAAATCATCACTAGCACCAAATTTAGCTTTGGCATTATCAGCAAATTCTAAACAATCATCTGATTTATCCCAGACAAGGTTATTAGATGCACCAGTAAAAGTAACATCATCACTAAATGTTGTTGTGCTACTCACACTTAAAACAGAAACAGTTGTTGTGCCTGCTAAGTTTAAATCAGTAAAGGCATCAACTATGGCTGCACCAGAACCAGCACCGTCTGAGTAAACAGCTTTTACATCACCAGCAGGTATGGTTACATTAGCACCACTACCTTGGGAAATAATTATGTTTTGTGATCCGCTAGTACCGTTTTCTATAAACCAAAGTTTAGATACGGTGTTTGGACCTATAGTAATCGTACAAGCTGAATCAAGTGTGCCTGTATATTTTAAATATAGTGATCTACCAGGATCAGTAGAACCGTCTGCTATTGTAGTAGTATGTGTGTCAGCGTTTGTTGTTATTGCTTCTGTTCCAAAGCTAAAAGCCTCTGCAATAAGTTCTAAATTTGTGTTTGTAGATGTTCCCCAGGTTCCTGACTCATCACCTGTCGCTATCTCTTTTAACCTTAAATCATTTACATAAGTTGCCATATTCTATGCTACCTCTTCCCAATTAGGAGTTTGTGTTTCATTAATTTCAGCAAAGGATGAACTTTGGTCAGTATTTATATTAGCATAATTTTTTGTTTGTGTATCATCTATTAGCGACCAAACCAATACACTACCTACAGATCCAACTGCCTCAACTCCTGTAGGTATAACATTTGCCTTTGAAATTACGGTAGGACTACCAACAGATCCTGTAGCAGACTGGCCCGTAATCTGAACTGTCATGCCTAAGGCTATAGAGATCGTACCTAATGCACTTGTACCCACAACTCCAGATGGTGAAACATTTGCCTTACCAGTAAGTGTTACAGTTCCTACAGATCCAGTAGCTGATACTCCAGATGGGCTTACATTTGCTTTTGCTATTGTTGTAACGCTGCCTACGGCAGATGTGGCTGAAACTCCTGTTAGAGTAGCAACAGCGTTGTGATGAATAATTACAGAGCCAACGCTACCTGTGGCACTTAGTCCTGCAACAGGAACATTTGCCTCTCCATCTACATCTACTGTAACCCCACCTACTGTTGCAACAGCAGTTGGTAAGACCGCTACTGCATCACCATTAACACCAACACCAGATACTGATGCTGTTGCGGATTGTCCAGATGGTATTACATTAGCTTTCGCTACGATAGAAACAGAACCAACAGCACTTGTTGCTGCTAATCCTGTAAGAGTAACTGGTATTGGTTCGCCCCAAGGACCCTCATCCCAGGCACCTCGACCCCAACCAGTAATATTAGCCATAGTAGGCTAGATTAGGCTATTCTTATAATAGCTGTACTGGCTGCTGCTGCTGGAAAAACTATAGTAAAGTCACCTGCGGTGGATGTTTTATCACCACCAAAATCTATTGTTGCTACTGACTTATCGCTATTAGTATCGTTATAGATCATACAACCTCTTGCCGTAATAGTAGCTGTACCAAAGGTTAAATCTGCAAAATCAGTAAAACCTGTAGTACCAGAACTTGTTGGTGCTACTTTAGTGAGTGCAGAACCGCCAGAAGTATAGTTTGTACCGCTTACTTCATTTGTAGTTGTAAATGCTGTTGTAGTAG